ATGAAAAAAGACATTGAAGAAAAAGCAGTGGCTCCGTCTGAAGTTTCGGCGCACTTGTTGGATGGCTGGAATGTAATTGGGACAGCCGAGGTGGATGCTGATGGAAAAATGGTAAGTGTCACTGGAAAAATCATTGAAACACCAGCACATACCATCGAAACATCTGATCATTTTCTTAAGGTGATGCCTAAGTTTGATGAATTTCCGGAAGTGATTGTTCCGGAAGTGAAGGCCGAAGTGAAGGCCGAAGTGAAGCCTGAAGAAAAGATTAAAAAGTAAATTTTTGGATCCTCTTATTGCGCAGGACAATCTACGCAGTTCTGCGCATAAGAGGATAGGAGAACGTTATGGCAAATATCCTGACTGCAGCTGAGGGCGCGAATGTTTTGAGATGTGCGAGCACGGACGCTACCATGCTCCAACTGCTCCCGATGATCGATAAATACATCCAGAATGCCACAGGGCATGACTGGGCGAGCGATACTTCCATTTTGCCTGAGGCAAAGGCTGCTGCGCAGATGTTGCTGGTGATGTGGTATGAAAACCCTGCCATGATTGCCGGTGGAATCAGCTCGTTGAATTTTGGGCTGAGTGCTGCATTGGTGCAGTTGGAAGCGATTGCTTTGCGGTATGTGGAATTTGAGGGAATCAGCTCAGCTGGTTATATCAGCCTGCCAGGTGTGTCGGAAGGTGATTCAGTTTCCAGCCTGGTTGGAATCATTGGTATTAGTGGAAATCAATCAGCCAGCTTTGAAACTGTCATCTCGCAGAGCGGGTACCTTCGGCAACTTTCCGAATCGGATTTATCGGATAAGTGGTTCAGGGTGTACATCAAAACTCCAGGAGATCTATGAGAATCAGCGAAAAGCCTTTTAACCCGGGTGAGCTAAGGACTTCGATCATCCTCAAAACCCGAACAGTAACGACAGGAACAGGTGGTTTTCAGTTTCCTGGATGGTCCACCCTGGCGACTGTATTTTGCAAATGGGTGAATGCGCATGGATCTGAAGTATTGACCGCAAACATGGCCGGGGCGGAAGCGCCAGCCACTGTCACGATCCGATACCGAAGCGATGTGGACCCGACTTATGCGGTTGAAAAAGGTGGAGAGCTGTGGGAGATTGTCTCAATGGATAATATCCGCGAGAAAAACGAGCTGATTGAATTGAAGGTTCGCAGGATGAGGAGCGGATAATCTCATGACTATTTGGGAAAGAATCGTGAGCGCTCTGACCGGACTTGGCAAGACTATGGCTGCCAATGTTTTGATTGTGGCCAGTGAAGCTGAAAGACCAGATGAGTATCTGATTTATTCTGTGGTCACCAGCCCTGCAGAACTATTTGCCGATAACCTGGAAAAAGGCCGCAGCTGGACCGTTCAAATTAGTTATTACAACCGATCCGGTCTGGCAGGAATGCCGAATATCTCCGGAGCGATGGCTGCTGCTGGATTTATGCCCAGTTCACAGCGGGAATTGCCATACAACCAGCAAACACGCCATTTCGGGTATGCGCTGGATTTTGTTTATGTTGAATAGGAGGACTTAATGTCCATTTCAAATGATGAATATAAGAGTGTTGTTGGTGTTGACAGCCTCTATATTGCGGAAGTCACTCAGGATAATGCAGCCGGTTATGTGGCTGGAACGCCGGAATATCTGGCACCAGTCGCAGAATTGAGTGCAGAGCCTGCCGTTAATAGTGAGACGCAATATGCTGACAATCAGGCTTATGACACCATGAGCTCAGTTGGGGAGACGGAGATCACAGCTGTGATTACCAACATCCCAGCGGAGGTGTATGCAAAAATCACAGGCCAGGTGTTTGATGCCACAACCGGGCGAGTGTATGAGAATGAAGGTGCTGCCCCTTATTTTGCTTTTGGTTTCCGATCACTGAAAAGTAACGGAAAATACCGCTATTACTGGTTTCCAAAGGTGAAATTCTCTCTTCCCAAAGAAGAGCAAAGCACCAAGGCTGATTCTCCCGAATTCAAGACCAGGGAATTGTTGATCACTGCCATCAAGACGGTTTACGAGTTCGATTTGGGCGACATCAACGATTCTGTGAAGCGCGTTTGGGGTGATGAAGATACGACCAACTTCTCTGCCACGAACTGGTTCACAACCGTTCAGGTTCCTGGTGTGGCCTCAGTTTCTGCTTTGGCATTATCAGATGCTGATCCTGCAGATGGTGCTTCTGGTGTGGCTGTTACCAAGACTATCGTATTAACTTTCAATAACGCCCTGCAGACTGATGCAATTGCCAATGTGGTGGTTGTAAAGGCGGACGGGACAGTGGTTGCCTGTACCAACTCGTTGGATGCTACCCACAAGATATTGACGGTTAATCCGAATGCGAGTCTGGATGCCAGCTCCACATACATCGTAGCAGTAGGTGTAACTGATATCTATGGTCAGACACTCAATGATGCCATCAACTTTGCTACTGCGTAAAAAAAACAAATAGATTCCTCCTGATGGAAACATCAGGAGGAAAAAATATGAGGTGTAAATATGGCAGTTCCTACCCCGATGGTGATCCGTTTATATGATGTAGAAAACGAGTATGAAGAATTCACCAGGTTATTTGTGCCCTGGAAGCTGCTCAAAGTTGCAGTTCGATTATCGAAAGAGCTGACACTGGATCCGGATAATATTTCGGAAGAGGATGCTGATGCGTTGGCATCGCTGGTGGTTGAAGTGTTTGGAAATCAGTTCACGATTGAGGATCTTAACGAAAAGGCCGATATTTCGGACATGATCAGTGTTCTGCAAACGATCGTGAGCAAGGCGACCGGTTCAAACCCTACACTTCCGGGGTAAAACCCGGAATTACGAGTGTGGAAACGGATGATATTGATTGGCTGATCGACCTGGAAATTTCTTTGGTGAAGCTCTTTCATTGGAGTTTGTATGAGATAGATGAAACCTCGATTGAATCATTGCTGCCATTTGTTTACAGGTTGACGAATAGCACGAAAAAAAAGCAAAGCAGGACTTATTGTGATGAGGTGGAGTTTCTTTAGCTCAAAGCTCAAAGCAAAGAAAAAGAGAAAGAAAGAGAAAAAGATGGCGACAAAAACATATATCAGTACAAAAGGATTTGAAGAATATCTGGAACGGATCGTTGCTGCGGGAAAGGATATTGATGCCGCTGCTCTGAATGCATTGCAGGCTGGTGCTGAGGTTGCCAGAAAAGGAATGGTTGTGCGGGTGGCAAAAGATACCATGAATTTACAGGATCACATCCAGATTGATGGTCCCCATCAGGATGGCAATTATTCATTTGTTGAAGTTGGGATCATTAATAAAAAAGAATTCACGGATGCCAATACTGCCCGATATGGCAATGCACAGGAATATGGGACCAGCAGCATGCCCGCACATCCTTTTATCCGACCCACGATGACAGGCGACAAACGCAAAATTATGAATGCGATAAAAGCCAGTTTATTTGCAGACGAAGTGATGATGTGATCTTGAATCGAAAGGATTGACCCATGAGCGTTGAGGACCTAACCGGAAAAGTAGGACTGGATGCATCTGATTTCAAAACTGAAATCCGAGCCATGAATCGTGATATACGCCTTCTGGAAAGTGAATTCAGGGCATCTGCTGCAGCGCTTGGGGATTGGGGTAACAGCACTGAGGGATTGGAAACCCGGATCAAATCTCTGGGCAGTCAGTTGGATATTCAGCAAAGCAAGGTGGAAGAGACACGCAAGGAATATGAGCGCCTGGCAGAGCAAAAAGGAAGATCCTCCACTGCTGCCAAGGAATTTGAGATTAAGCTAAACAAAGAAACTGAAACGCTTAACAAGATGAAAACAGAGCTGAAAGAATCTGTTGATGCTCTTGATAAGATGGGTGATGAAAGTGATCAGGCTGGCCGAAGTGTGGACGACCTTGCAGAAAAAGAGGATAAGGCAACCAAATCAACATCGAAATTCAAGGATGTAATGAAAGGTTTGGGAACGGCTTTGAAAACATCCGGAAAAGT